TAATTCTAGCACAGTGTCTGATACATTAAATACAGATACTCCAATAGTACCATTATCAGGTCCTGACGACGGCACTAGGGGACCAGCAGCTGACCCTGCACAAACACAAGAAGATATCGAACCATCCGATGGAGTTCAATAATGAGTATACCTAAAAGTACAAATAAAAGATCCAAAAGAGTAAGTGATGCATTTAACCAAAATGCAATGACAAAAGGTATGAAAATTGCAGCAGGGCTTTATCGCGGCACTGTTGTAGAAAACGGTGATCCTAACCAAATGGGCCGTGTTAAAGTGCAAATATTTGGATTAAATGCAGCAATTGATAGCAGTATTGATCTTGGTAATCCTGATGCATACTTGGGCGCTATCTGGTGTAGACAACTTAGTCCATTTGGCGGCACTACTAGTGGTAGCGACGGTACAGTTAGTCATGGTTTAACTGGTGGTGGCATTCCAGTAGGCACAGAAGTACTAGTAAGTTTTGGTGCTGACAGTGATAAAGGTGTAATACTTGGTGTATTGCCAGATGAAAAGAAAAATAGCACCATGGCTGGTCCAGTTGGTGGTGTTAGTAGTGATGGTGAATTTACACAAGTTACCAGTACTAGTAGAGACAGTAGAAGTAGTGATAACCCGCCCAGCCATCCACAGGCAGAAGCATTAAGGTCACAGGGACTTAATACTGACCGTTTACGTGGTCCTAGTTTTAGCAACCCAAGACGTGAAACACCCAGTCGTGTTATTGGTATGAGCAGTGCAGATGGACATGCTATTGTAATGGATGATGGATCCGCAGAAGATAATAGCAGTAACATTATGCGTTTTAGAACTGCTGGCGGTGCGCAAATATTAATGGACGACACAAACGGATTTACTTATATTATTAACCGTGATGGTACTACTTGGATTGAAATGAATCGTAATGGCGATTTAGATGTTTATGCGGCTAGTAGTATTAATATGCATACGCTGGGTAATTTTAATGTACACGCTAAAGGTGCTATCAATATGCAAGCAGACTTGGATGTCAATATACAAGCAAACGGTGCTCGTGGTATGAAATTAACTGCGTTAAATGGCAGCATGGACATCTTTTGTCAAACCAACTTGCAAATACAAGCAGAAGCAAATGGCAATCTACGCTGTGGTGGCAACTATAGAGAAACTGCTGCACGTATTGATATGAATGGTCCAACTGCGGTGCCTGCTACAAAACCAACAATGACACAACTTACAGGTAATAAAACTGTAACAGAAAGTGTAGCAACAAGAGTGCCTGAAGCTGAACCTTGGAACGGACATTTGGACGTTAGTGTTGTGGATACCACTAGTGCTAGTGGTGCAGAAAATACTGCGGCTAGTGATAACTTTTATTATAACGCACCAGCAAATCCAAATGCAGATGCTGGCGGTAGTACAAATACTGCACCTCCAGGTGGATTTCCTGATGCTGAAGATGACCCAAGTGGATTGTTTGCATGGGATGCTGGTGTTGACAGACGAGTAGATCCGGCATTACTTGAACTGGTTAGAGAAGTTGCAAGACGATTTGGTAGAAAACTAGTATTAAAGAGTGGGTATAGGGATCCTGGCAGGAATGCAAGAGCTGGTGGTGCTAGACTAAGTCAACACATGCAAGGTAAAGCAGTAGACGTTGCTAGTGCGGGCTTTGGCAGACAGGAAGTTCTGCGTCTGTGTCAAATTGCAAGTGAAGTAGGTGTAATTGGATTAGGTATCTATAGTAGTGGCAACACACACTTTGATAACAGAAGCGGCGCAAGAGCTAGTTGGGGAGATGACTATACACGAGCAAGTACTCCAAGTTGGGCACGTGAAGTTGCCGCTAACCACCGTGCAGGGAGATATAGTTAATGTTACAGTTTGTTAGTGAACGATATCGTATACCCTGGGATATTCATCCTATACAAGATATCTGGACGACTAGTAGAAATATAAACATTTATCCTATTACTACAAGTAAAGAAATGTTGGAAATTATGCTTAGTAATAACCGCTTTAGAATGTTTAAAGAAAACGGTTCAATAGGTTATGGCTTTGGTGATGCTGATAAAGTAACTGGCATGACTGAACAAGAAGCATATAGTGAATGGTTAGATTATATCAAGTTAAAAGAACGTCAACTTAAAAAACAATTACCGCTTGTTGAATTAACACAAACACAATTTGATGCACTGATGGGAATGTTTATTGGTGTAGGTAAATGGAGACGTATACCCAGTGATGAAGGTATATATGACGTTGAACGTGCTGTTAAAGAAAAACGTTGGAAATTGGTTGCTGACATGATAGCAAATTGTAACGTAAAAGGCCTAGATAGTAGGGCTCGACTTAATGAAGCTCGTGTGCTAATGTTAGGTGATTATGCTGTTGATAAAGACAGAGGCTGGCTACGTGTAGAAGGCGTACAGCATACTAGAACAAAATATGTTAGTGGTGATTTAACTGAAAGTCAAAAACGTCAAGCAGAGTATGCATACTATAGACAGACTGGTGGAGGCTTCTTACCTAACATGGCTGAATCTAGAAAAAGAAAAGTCCAAATCGTATCTGGATAATTAATCATAATAAATATTTTTATAGCATAGGGAAACAAATACATGGGAAGTACTTTGTTGCTCAACGCTGATTGTTCGCCAATGGAAATGGCACCACTTAGTGTGTTAAGTTGGCGGGACGGTGTAAGAGCATATTGGAACGATAGTTACTATATTTTAAAAACTTATGATGACTGGAAAGTAAGCAGTCCTAATTTACAATTTGATGTACCGAGCATTGTAGTATCAAAAGTGTACAGAAAACCGCAAGAATTTGCAAAACTCAGCAGAAAAAACATACTAATACGAGATCAATATAGATGCCAATATTGCGGCATAGTTTTCCACAATCATGAGCTAACACTTGACCACGTTCATCCACGTAGTCATGGCGGTAGGAGTACTTGGGAAAATTTAGTAACAGCATGTAAACCTTGTAACTGGAATAAAAGTAATAAACTTAATATTCAACCCATGCGGACGCCCAGGCGGCCCAGTTATCATGAGATTTATAACCAGAGCAAATGTTATCGTATTACAATTCCTGACCCTGCGTGGCAGGAATTTTTAAATTGGCCAGAGGATTTACTGGATATTAAAACTACTGTTAATTAAAGCCATAAATAGTATTATGGCGACATTTAGAGGTTTTAGTACAATTGATCGTAAATTTGGCAACGTTGTCCTTGAGGACGTTGAACTTGCCAAGCGTGATCTATTAAATCATTTTTACACTCGTAAGGGCGAAAGACTTGGCGAACCAGAGTTCGGCAGTATTTTGCCTGATCTTGTATTTGAACCACTGGACGATTTTACAATTAATGATGTTGAAGATGACGTTGTTAGTATTGTTTCAACAGATCCAAGATGGGAACTAAATTCAGTAGATACTGAAGTTGGTGAGCATAGTATTACATGTCGTGTAAATCTTACTTATAGACCGGATAGCACAATAGAAGAGCTTTATCTAGAGTTTACAGCGGAAGAAGAGTATTAAAAATGGCACAGAGCGTTAGACAACGAAATTTGTTTGCAGCAGAAGATTTTACAGTTGTATATGACAGCTTTAAACAAGCAAACTTTCAGGCATATGATTATGACACCATTAAAGAAACAATGGTTGATTATGTACGTAATAACTATCCTGAAAACTTTAATGATTGGATTCAGTCCAGTGAATTTGTAAGTTTAATTGAACTTATGAGTTTCTTGGGACACAACCTTGCATTCCGTAATGACCTTGCTGCTCGTGAAAACTTTTTAAGTACAGCAGAACGCCGTGCCAGCGTTATCCGCATTGCTGACTTTTTAAACTATAACCCAGTTAGAAATACCGCAGCCAATGGCGTACTTAAAATTCAGAGTATCAAGACTACACAAAATGTCTACAATGTCAATGGACAAAGTTTAAAAAATACTGAAGTGCGTTTTGTAAACGATCAAAACACTACAAGTTATCAGGACTTTTTGTTAATCTTAAATGAAATGCTAGGCAGTCAAAACAAGTTTGGTAAGCCAACAGGAAGTGGTACAATTGATGGTGTTGCTAGTGAAATTTATCAAACAACCAGTGTTGAAAATACTGACATTGCTCTAAAGTTTACAGCAAAAGTTAACGGAACAACACAGGCGTTTGAAGTTGTCAATAGTGATATCTCAGATGGCGATACACTGATTGAGCCTTCACCAGAACCAGGTAGAAACTTAAACTTAATTTATAAAAATGACAATCAAGGTATTGGTAGTGCTAATACTGGATTTTTTGTACAGTTTAAACAGGGTACACTAACATACAGTGATTACAATGCAGACAGTGCTATCACAAGTTTGTTATTGGATTTAAACAGTACTAATGTAAACAATAATGACGTATGGGTACAAAATGTTGACACCACTGGTGCAGTAATTAATAACTGGACTAAAATTGATAGTACAACTGGTACAAATGCTATCTACAATGCATTTAATGATAACCGTAACTTGTTTAGTGTTAAAACACTAGACAACGACAATGTTGCAATTCAGTTTGGTGATGGTATTTTTGCAGATATTCCACGTGGGGTGTTGCGTGTTTGGTACCGCAACAGTTTAAACTTAACTTATGTTCTAAATCCAGATGATGTAGGTAGTGTTAAGTTTGTATTTGATTATACCGCGGCAGACGGCAACGTTTACCGTGCAACAATGAGTGCAGAGTTAGAAGAAAGTGTTACTAATGCCAGCAGCCGTGAAACTGTAACGAGCATTAAAGAAAATGCTGGCCGTGTGTTTGCAACACAGGACCGCATGATTACAAATGAAGACTATAACATTTATCCACTAACTGCTGGTGAAAATATTCGTAAAATTAAAAGTGTAAACCGTACACATAGTGGACACAGCCGCTTTATTGATATTAATGATCCAACTGCAACATACCAAAATGTTAACATGATCACTGATGATGGATATTTGTACAGTAACAGTGTAATTGATAGACAAAGTTTGTCTGTACCTACTACACTTACAACAAATCAAATATTTGAAAAATATATTTCAGATGTAATTTATAATCCTGAAGTAATGAACATGTTCTATCAGAATTATGATGTTATCAATGTAACAAGTACATTTTACTTTAACCAGGTAAACAAAAACAGCAAAAGCAGTACAGGTTATATCACTGATAGCAGTGGTGTAATTCAAAAAGCAGGACTTGCTGCAAGCACACTATTAAGTAACGTTAAAGTAGGAAGTATTATTGAATTTATTGAGCCTCCTTACGTTGATGGTGCAATTGGTGAAGTTGGTGACTTTTTACAAGTATTAAGCGGTGGCAGCGGATATAATGATAATTTCCCACCACAAATTACTATCACTGGTAATGGGTATAATGCTGATGCAGAAGCAATTGTACAAAATGGACAAATTGTTGCTGTACGCATTACTAACGGTGGTGCTGGGTATACTAACCCAGTTACAGTAACAGTGGGCGGCAGTGGTGCAGGTGCTATCATCCGTGCTACAGCACAGCCTACAAAACGTGTATGGGCAAGAGTTACACGACTATATCAAGACGGGCTAGGTGTTGATGATTTAAGTGGTAACCCGCTTGGTTTAGATACAAAAGGAAACGGTGCAGTTGCACTGAGTAAAGTTATCAGTAATAATGCAAAACTAACTAGAATCTTCCCAGCATATAATACAAAGTTTGACAACAACGAAACAAATAATATTATACAAGCACTTAGTGCAGGTAATCCATTTGGTGTGCGTTTTGATAGTGATCAGGGCAAGTGGAAAGTTATTCTTGAAAAAGACTTACCTACAACTATCAATACTGATATTGATTTAACATATGCTGGTAATACCAGCAGTAACAACTTGGATGACAGTTGGATTATTCATGTTAGTTTCCCACAAAATAAAATGCTATTCCGTTACAGAAAGTTTAGAATAGTATTTGGCAGTGAAAATAATATTCAATTCTTTAATCAGAATGATAGTTATAAATTTAATAGTGAAACTAACAAGCCTGAACGTGACAGAATTAGAATTTTTGGAACTAATAGTGACCCAGTAACTGGACTATATCCAATTGGCGAAGATACAAACTTCTTTGCATATAAGTATTTCAGCACTACAGATGGCTATACGGATGATAGAAAAGTGATTGTTACACTAAGCGATCTTAATAACGATCTATATCCAGACAATCCACTGGCATTCCAGAACATTGTAGGAAGTTCACAAATTGGTCTAGGTTCAGTAACTGAAGATGGATTTAGTTATACAGTGTACGATCCAGATGTTACTCCTAGTGTCACAGGTAGAGCTAATATTGACTTCCAGTGGAGAAGAGTAGCAGAATTAACAAACCGTATTGACCCAGCAATTACTAATATTGTAGATGTATTTGTGTTAACACAAAACTATGATACGCAGTATAGAGACTGGATTGTTAACGATAGAAGCAGTAAAAATAAACCATTGTCACCAAGCAGTGATGAACTAAGTATGCAGTTTGCTAATTTAGACAGTAAGAAAAGCATGAGTGACAGCATCATTTATCGCAGTGCAAAATATAAATCATTGTTTGGTTCAACAGCAGACGAAAACTTACAAGCAAAATTCCGTGTAATTAAAGTTGCTGGTACAAGTTTAAGTGACAGTCAAATTAAAAGCCGTGTGCTAACAGCAATCAACGAGTTCTTTAATATTGATAACTGGGACTTTGGTGAAACGTTCTACTTTACAGAGCTAGCAGCGTATGTACATAATCAACTACTAGGTATTGTAAGCAGTATTGCAATCGTTCCAACAGAAGAAAACAGTGCTTTTGGTAACCTTTTCCAGGTTACGCCAAATACAGATGAACTGTTTATACCAGATGCAGATCTAAATGATATAGAAATTGTGGATAACTTTACAGGTACGAACCTGCGTTCACAGATTTAATACCAAAGGATAAAATTAATAATGGCTGATTATACACCAAATCCTAAAGACATTCCTAACTACACACAATCAGGTGCGCAGAATATTGATGTTGGAAAAAGACCAGCAAGTGACTTGTTGCCTAATATTTTCCAAACTGAAACAAATAAAAGATTCTTAGACAGTACACTTGATCAACTTTTAAGTAGTGGCAGTACAGAAACAATTAACACGTACTGGGGACGTATTAGTGGTAAAAGTTATCAGCCAGGTAGTGATGTTTATAATCCAGAGCACAGTGCAAACAGGGTAAACTATCAGTTTGCGCCTGGTATTGCTGTTACTGAAGGTGACACTGCAACCAGTGTTAATACATACATCAGTTTACTAAACAATTTAGAACGTCATGGTGTAGATGTAAGCAACATAGACGCAGTGACCAGTGATCCATCACAAGTACTTGCATTGCCAATTAATATTGATATGTTTGTAAACTTTACAAAATATTACTGGATGCAAGATGATGCACCTATCTGTGTTATTAATCCTACCAGCAGTGATCCAATTAATATTGATAGAATTATAGATCTCAGCAACTATACTACTCCCGTACTATCAAATGGTAAAACATTAACTTTCTACAATGGTATGCGAGTGCAGTTTACTGGCAGTAATGTTTCCAGTACCAGTGGAGATTATGCAGTTGACAACATTTACTTTGTATGTGGTGTTGGTACTAAAAACATTGAACTTGTACTAGCAGTTAACAGTAACGGTGATGTAGAATACAATCACACAATGCCGTATACTCCAAGACTACCAAGTGGTTGGAGTCAAGAGGCATGGGATAGTACACTCTGGGATTACAGTGAGCTTAAGAACATCATTAAAGAATATGTTGTAATGGAACGCAATGCAACAGATAGAAATGCCTGGGCACGTTGTAACCAGTGGGTAAGTGAAACAGCATTGCTGGAAACAATTGCATATGCTGAACTAGAAGTAACTGATTACTTGACTACAGAAAATCGTGCTGTTAGGCCAATTATTGAATTTGAAAAAGATATTGAGTTATTTAACTTTGGTACAACACCTATTGCAGATGTACAACACCTTATTACTGATGTTACTGATCCAACGACACAAATTATTAATCAGGCATCTTATACCAATAACGATGTAGCACTAGTAGATGGTGACAGAGTTTTATTTTTAAATGCTGGCAGTTACAGCAACAACATTTATGAAGTAAGTGGAGCAAGTATTGGTTCACTTATTTTAACTGAAGTTGAAAACAATAGTACGTTCTCCAATGGAGATAAAGTACTTGCTATTCACGCTACTTTTGATGCCGATAACGGTAGTGAACTATATTGGGGAGGTAGCTGGACAAAAGGACAGCAAAAAACATATCGTGGTCAAAGCCCACTGTTTATGTTGTACAACAATGAAGGCTTGGAAATTTCCCCCAATAATTTTGTTGACAATGATTTTGACGGTGATCCTATTTTTGAATACATTCACAACAGTGCTGGTGTATTTGATCCAGAGTTGGGCTTTGCTCCAAAATACAACAGTCAAAATAATAATAATGATCTTGAATTCCACTTTACTCTTGGCAGTAAAAGATATAATCTTGATGTCGGTAGTGAAAATGCTAGAGAAATTTCAGGCGACTATTACTACTATAAAAAAGATACACAGGAATATGACAATTGCTGGGCACCAATTGCTGGCGGCCAACGCACACGTCTATTAAAAACACATATTGTAGAAACTGATGCTGCTACACTGAATGTAAAAATAGACAGTAGTGCATATGATCGCAGTAAAACATATGCTGTTAGTTTAGTCAATGGAAAATATGACTGGATGATTGAAAGTTATACTAATATTGATACTATTGGAGACAGAAATCCAAGTTTGGTATTTGTTCCTGGCGAATCATACACAATTAAAAATGCAGTTGCACATGGATTAGAATTTGTAGATCCATACGGCACTACTGTAAATATTTCTGTAACTGTAACTGGTATTGACAGTACTGTTGTTATTGATCCCAGTTATGCCTACAGCACAGTTTATTATAGAAACACAACAGACAACACTATTAATGGTAGAATATTCCTAAACGACAACAACCAAAATACATTGTTAGTTTATAAAAATGGCACTCGTGTACAAGATACTGACTACACATTAGCATCAAATATTATTACATTTACAAATGTAAAAGAAAATGATGTAATTGAAATCAGCTATGTTGCAAATGAAAAAGTAGTAAACGACATTTATGATGTTTCGCCAGGTATGAAATACAACCCAACCAATGACGTGGTTGACGTTGTAAGTTTTAGTAACTTGTTTAACCACCTGGAAAATCAATTGTTAGGTATGCCTGGTTTTGATGGTAACGTATTTGGTAATAACAATTATGGACAAATACCACGTAATCATTATTATGGTGGTACAATCAGAAAGCAGCCATACAGTGTCGCTAAACTAGCACAGTTAATCAACAGTAATACAACAAATCCATTCAATGGATTAGTAAGTGTTGCTAGAGATTATGCAAACTTTAAAACATACTTCATTAATAAAATAAGACAATTGTGGAAAACTGAAAGTGATAAAACAGTACGTGAGCTTGTTAATGAAGCACTAAGACAGATCAATATTGGTAAAAATAGCACTTTTAAATATGCAAAAAGTGATATGCTATATTATGACAACTATTATGAAGACAGCTTCTATGTTGACAATACTACCAATATCTTTACGTTGTCTAACAGCCTTAATAAGATTAAAGATATCCAAAACCATATTCAAGTTTGGGTTTATGATTATAATGGTACACGTTATGTCTGGAGACCACTAGAACGTGATGTTGACTATACAGTTAGTGTTGATATTTTAACACTTAACTTTACACCAACATTAGATGGTAGCAGTACACCTGCACAGCTAAAAGTACACTGGTATAAAACAGACAATAACAGTTTTGTTCCACCAAGCACAGTTAAGTTGGGTTTCGAAAAAGCACACACTGTTGAAATTCGTGGTAACATACTGTACATGCATGACGGAAGTAGCTATGAATGTACTGGTACAGAGTTTTATGATCCTTATAGTTCTGACTTTGATGTTGTTGCTGCGGCGTTATTAGATTTAGACCTAAGAATTTACAACAACTTGGTTAGCGAACATGAAAATGTTTACAATTTGTCATCACTGTTACCTAATCCACATATTAATAATATTTCACAAGACTGGAATGATACTCGTGTAATACTTGATGATTGGTATAATCGCTGGGCAGAAAAGAACAATGTAAATGGGTTTAATGATGCAAGTTATTATGACGTAAATGATAAATTTACCTGGAACTATAGCAGTGTTGGACCAGGCATTGGTGGTTGGAGAGGTATTTACTTCTACTACTTTAAATCAGACAGACCAGACTGGTGGCCTTGGAGAATGCTTGGACATAATACAAAGCCTGCTTGGTGGGATACATATTACAGCTGGACAGATCCTACAAAGCGAGCAGCACTAATTGCAGCACTGGACTCTGGTCTAGTTAATCCAATTACCAATACATATGACATTAATTTTGCATACAAAAATTATGACTTTAATAATAACACACTGGTTACTACAACAGGCACACTGAATGATCCTGTAACAGCAAACGTAGTAACAGCACCAAGTGCTATCAATGCAAGCAAGAACTTTGAGTTTGGTGACTGGGGACCTTATGAAGATGCCTGGAGACGTACTAGTGATTGCCAGTTTGCATTAGTTGATTTAGCAATGACGCTAAAGCCGTTTAAAGCACACGAAACGTTCTGGAAAATGAACTACATTAGTGAAAACACAGCTCTTGCTACAAAATACAAACAACTATTTTACACTGAAGAAAGAACAATTAACAGTTTAGTCAGCAACAGTAAAATACATTTGAGAGAATTCCAAGATGGCATCATTGATGAGTTGGAAATTATTTCAGGTGGTACTGGTTACAATAACAGTAGCATTGTTGAATTTACATCTAATTATATCAAGCCTGCACAAGTTGCACTACGTGTATCTGGTGGCAGCGTAGTTGCTGCTAGTATACTTGATCCAGGTGAAGGTTATAATTTTGATATTACCAGCAGTGTATCAGGCCCGTTAGGTAGCGGTGGCGCTGAAATCAAAGGGCTAGTAAATGATGGTGTTAAAGAAACAATACTTGGACTTAACAATGTTATTGTAGAATGGGCAACTGATTACGGTGTACACAGCGATGACATTACTACAATGCTTAACAAAACCAAAGCACAAATGATGTTACACGTTGGTGGTTATACTGACAGTAATATACTTGAAGTTAGTATTGACAGTAGTTATCAGAACGGTAGAGTTAGTATCCCAAGTCAAGACTACAGTATTGTACTAAACAAAAGTGCACCTGTAAAGAGTATTTTTTATAGTGGTGTTAAAGTATCTAAAGACAGTGGCAAGTATACTGTAACTGGATTTAATCAAAATAATCGTACATTTACACACGTACTGCCAAGCAAAGGCGGTACAACAGTAAAAGAAGAAGTTGGCAACTTATCTATTGCTAGATATTTAAAATACAGTAACACACAAGAAACTATAAGTTATGGTACTGTATTCAGCAAGCGTCAAGACTTGTATAACTTCCTATTAGGTTTAGGCGAGTACTATGAGCAGCAAGGCTTCCGTGTAAGTGAAAGCTGGAGAAGTGACGCTAAACGTGTTGTAGAGTGGAGTTTAAGTGCAGATGACGGTGACGAGTTTACCGTTAATGGTTACGATAACAGTATTGTTTTTGAGCAAGGCACTATTGGTTTTGTAGAAAATACCAGTGTAATTTATGACGGCACTAGTAATATTATTGACAGTGACAACAACAGTGTATCAAGTAAAGATATGCTTATACTTCGCAGTGACACCAGTACAGAGTTTAGCAAAAAAGATGGAACACAAATTTATGGGTTAAGAGTTAATGTTGTTGAGTATGAGCATGTGATTAGTTTCAGCAATGTTACACAATTTAATGACTTAATTTTTGATCCAGTGTTGGGTATTGCACAAAACAGAATCAAACTGGAAGGCGAAAGAACACGCAATTGGAATGGTAAAATTGAAGCACCTGGGTATTTGGTGCGTACTGCTGGTATTGTTAAAAACTTGGAATCAAGTGTACGTGAAATTGAACGTGATTATGTTAACAGCCAAAGTAAAGCACTGAGCAAACTTACAAGACAAACAAGTAGATTTAATGTTGGTTACAGCCAGCCTACATACTTGACAAATACATTTGTAGAAGATAACACTGCATATGAATTTGGTAAGGGTCTGCGCAATTACAAAGGTACAAAACATACTATTGATAGTTTCTTGAAAAACAAGAATCTGTTTGCTACAGTGCCAAGTCATTTGGTAAGTGAAGAGTGGATGATCCGCATGGGTGATTACGGTGATAAGAAAAAACGTGATCCTATTGAGATTGAACTATCTCCAGACTTGGTAAGAAGTAATCCACAGTCTATCAAATTTAGTCCTGGTACAGTTTATGATTTACCTGGTGACGAAGTTATTGACATCAGTGCAACCAACAATAAAATTATCAGTGGCTTTAAAACAGATCCTTTTGAAACATTGCCATCACAGTTTAACAACAACACTAGTTTAACACTTAGTGAAGTATTTGAAGATCATCTTAAAACAAGCGGATTGCCATTGGAAACTGAAGTAGACATTAAATTAAAAAGTGTTGATAATCTTCAAGATGCATATGATCCAACTGCGGATTATGCAAATATTTCTACTT